GATACGAGATGCGCTTATCAGACTTTGCCAAGAGACGAAGTTGATCCGCCACATCGGGCATGAGGTCGGGCTTAGGTCTGCCGGATAGATCGCGGTCAATGTCAATGGCACGAACCCAGCCCTGCTCATCTGGATTATGGTCAGACTTACGAGCTGAGTGCCGATTATCGCCGATCCAACCGTCCGAGGTACGATCACGATCGCTGAAGCAGTCATCGAACTGTTCACGAAGTTGTTGTCCTGCTTTGCATAACTTAGGCTTCATCTAATAACTTCTTGTTTTCTAATTCACAACCTTGGCAATTCCATTGAAATAGATCATTTAAGAATAATTCTTTATGACCACATATAGGGCGTGGCGGAATAAAGGCATCTGCATCAGGATCATAAGTAAACCCAATTCCAGCAAAGTTATATCGTTTGGTCGCTGTAAACCAAGTTTGAACCCAAGTTCCACCAAGATTATCTATTAGCCATTGATAACCTTCATCGCCGTTAGGATCGTTGTTATCGCCCTTTAGCAAATCAGTAACAATGTTATTTTCTATCCTTGCCCATGTACTCATTATTAAACCGCCGATTTCAGGTAACGAACAACAACTACACCAGGGTAGCCAGTAGCGTTTGCGATAGTGTCTCTTGCGCCTGTGCCTGCGCCATATTTTGAAGCCGCAGTATTAGTAGGGCCACCACGACCGCCACCAGCAGTTGTTGTTCCCGCTGTGGTTGATCCTGTACCAGAACCGCCACCAGCAATAGTATCTGCAATAATTGTTGGAGTTGTTCCTGGGCCGCCATTACCGCCTGTTGTTGTTTGAACTGGTGCGTTAGATCCATTACCTGATGAACCTGCACCACCACCGCCAGAACTGACTACAGCCGAAGGTAATCCGCCGCTATATGATGCGTTAGATCCACCATAACCACCAGCGCCACCTTGAATGTTACCGCCGCCACCGCCTGTTGCTGTAATAGTGGTTGAAAGAACCAAAGAGGAACTACCACCAGTAGATCCATTTACGCCATCTGTTAGTGTTCCAACACCACCAGCACCCACCGTAACCGCATGATTTCCTACAGTTAAAGTCGCACCAGTTGCCTGAACAACTATTCCTGCGGCTCCTGCGCCGGGATACGATGATCCGCTAACGCTTCCGCCTGTGCCGCCACCGCCGCCAACAACGCAATAGTCAATGCTTATGTTTGCACCGCTTAACGCTAGTGTGCCGTTGCTAGTAAAAGTTCGATAATAATAAGTGGCATCAGAAGTAAGTGTTCCGCCTGTTACAACTGGGGTAGTTACAGGAAAACCATTAACGGCCGCAATATTGTTTGCGATCATTACGATACTGCCCCCACGATGTACCAAGTATCTGTGCCAGTCTTGATGCAGGCTGCTGACTTGTACTGAGCAACGGTTGGACTAGCTGCGACTGCTCCCGCTGAAAGGACTGTGGTTGTGCCGGGCGTGACCGCTGAGATAGTGCAGAGGCCAGCGCCAATGTTAAGAACGGTGATAACTGTGCCAACAGGGAAGGCCACAGAGGCATTAGTAGGGATCTTAAAGGCGATAGCGGTTGCCTTGTTCATGATCTCTAGTGTCTGGTATTGGTCATTTAGGACTGCTGTGTAATCGCCTGTGTTGGTCGAAGTCGTGAAGTTGACCAAGCCGTTGTACATAGCCGCGCTAAGAACATCGCCTGTCGATGATGGAAAGCCTGTTGCCATTTATATCTCCTAGTACGCCATTATGTTAGTGCCGATTATACCTGATATGTTCGAGCCGATGATGAACCCTTCAACGATCGGTTCGAGAGTTGTCACAGTTACGCTCATGGCATTTGGCGTGATGTTCCATGAGAGTCCTTGCGCTTGCAAAGTCTTAACGATAGTTGAGCCGTCTGGTTGAACATTTGTGATCTTTAGATTAGAGAAGTAGTCCAGATCAAGCATCGTGGCAGTTGGTACATCTGGGTCAAGTAGATCGACCGTCATGGCATCTATGCGGATCGTGGTCTCTTTACGAGTTGCTACATATATCTTTGCCACATTAAGGGCATCTGCATCTGTCTGGAGAACTAGGTTGTTCTCGTTGATCTGATGCGGGAAGTATTTAGCAATAGAAGCTGAGTCCTCTGAGACCTGCTGAGTTCCGCCATAGCGGGTCATGCCAGCAGAGTTAATAATTAACTTGTCATCGAAGGCGAAGGTAAGGTTGGTGTAAGGGATACCGCTAGTCTGATTAAACTCGATCGGAGTCTCGCCATACTTCTTGATCACATTAGTGCGGTTTAGATAGATCGCTGTGCCTTCTGTGTCGATATAGAACGCACCCTGCTCTGAGAACTCTGCGTTCTTTAGCGCATCAAGTGCTGTGCGAGAAGTGCCAGGGTCTGCGATGCAGGTGGTGTTGCCGGTATCTATAGTGCGCATAGAAGCAGGCCATGACACTTGATCGAGGATCTTGCCAATTCGAGTGCCAGTATCTTGCCCAGCAGTAGCGCTTGCAACGGTTGTGATTCCAGCCTGTTGCATAAGTCTAAAAGCATCAGAACAGATTATGTCAACATAGCCTGTCTCTTGGCCTTGAGGATAGGTGTACTTATAGTCTGTTGTATAGCCAGAGAATAGGAAGTAACCAACCCCGCCTACCGTTGCCGATACACGCAACTTGCGAAGAGGAGTCAAGAACCCAAAGTAAGGAGAGTTCACATTCTGCGGGTTAAAGTCAGAGTTAGGATCTAGGACTCTGATAGTTGCAGACCCAGCCTCGTAAGTATCGCGCATGATATTGCGCCCGCGCTTGATACTGATCTGTCTAACATTGGGAGTCAAATCGACCGTAGGTTCTGGAGTAGTTGTAGCAGCTAGTGTGCCAACGCCAAGAACGCCGTACTTCTCATCGCCAATAGTAAATGGATAGCCGAAGGTAGCGCCGCTAGTAAAGTCGAAGGATACGGATATCTGTGCAGGTAGTGTCATGGCCCGAATGAACCGCCTTGACGAAATATAGATGAGAACTTGGCAGATAGTGAAGCATCGAGGAGAGTATCTCTAAGAACATCTTGCAGACTTTCCTGGGCGATAATTGAGCCAGCGTTGACATTGACTGTGAACTCAACGCCTGCTGCGCTTGTTTGGGTTGATCCTTGCGGCAATGAGTATTGCTGACCAGTTACGCCATAACCTGAAGCCATAGATACAACAGGGGCAACAGTCGGATTAGAAATACGAGCAACCTGCGCCTCGATCATGTCAAGATAAGACTTCCATGCTGTGAATGGGTTCTTAGCATCTGGAAGGCTTGCAAGATAAGCAGCTAGTTGCTGTGATAGCCCTTGGCTCTTAGCGATTTCACCAGCAAGTTTTGAAGCCTCTGAAGTATTGCCGGTCAAGATAGCCAGTTGCAGTTCTAGGCGCTTGCGTTCCTCAGCTGAGATATCGCCCTTGAGTGCCGCAATGATTTGAGTCTGTTGGATATCAAATAGAGTTCCAGCCTTCTGCAACGCTGTCTGCTCTTTGATCGCCTTAGTCTGCTCTTTAGTTGTCTTAAGCAAAGCATCGCGGTTCTTTTTTGCTGCCTTGTCGGCCGCCGCCTTAGTTAATTCTGCTCGAATTGCTGGAGTGATGCCTGAGCGATCAATTCCTCGGTTCATCTCAGCTTCACCTATTGCGCGGAAGGCTTGCAAGTCTCCACGCGCTAGGGCTGCTAATTGACCAACGCCAACACCGAAGCGGCGAACGAAAGTAGCAAGTGCAGTTGAAGTCTTTTCAATAAGGTTGAGAGTGTTGGTAAGTCCACCTTCTCCACCGCCGCCAAGGGCTGCAAGTGCATCTAGTAAGCCACCACCAATAATCTCTTTAGCGTTATTGCCTGCAACTGATAAGCGCTGCAGCGCTCCTGCATAGGTATCAACTGCAACGGTAGCCTGTCCGCCGAATAGATCGTTGATGCGTGTCTGGACTTCCTCGAAGGACATGGCCTTGAGTTCTGCCTGAGTTAAACCGATGCCATATTTAGAAAGTGCGCGAGTTTGCCCTACATAAGCCTTAGATAAATCGCCTGCTACCGATACAACATCTGCACCGCTTGCTGCGCTGAGATCAAGTGCCGTGCGTAATAAATCTTGGGCTTGGCTGACTGATCCCACCGTGGTCAATAGTCTCTGAAAGGCCGGGCGAAGTTGATCATCGAGGACACCGAACTGCTTCTCAAGATCAGCAATAAAGTTACGAACTGAAGGATCTGCAAAGGCTAAGCCTAAGTTGTTTAAAGACTGTGTTAATACTCTTGCCGCTTTGTCATCGGCTGCAAACGCTTTGGCAGCATCGAAGCTGCGGCGCGCTAGTTGCTGCGCTGTAAACAGCCCTAGATAGGATTTGGCTAGGTTCTTGACCTGAGAGTTAAGATTAATCGTGGACTTGGCGGCATCTGCAAAGGCTTTTTTACCAGAGAATACCGAAGCAATATCTATCTTTAGATCAGCCATTATTTAGCACCTGTCTTTGCTTTAAACTCAATGGCAGAACTGCCGATGGCTTTTACTATTGCAGCTGTTACCTTGCCTTGATCCTCTGCGAACGCTCTGAATATGGCGCGACCTGTCATCTTGCGAGTTGATCGCCCTGCTTGACCTTGTTGCCTTGGTCGAGCGTTGACTAGATCACCAGTTGCATTTGCTCGATCTAAGAACTGCTTGCCAGCATTAGGGTTGAGTGACTTGTTATATCCGCGACCTTCCTCACGATACGAGGCAGGTGTGAACTTAGTGCGAGTAAAGGTTGGTTGACCACCTGGGTTCTTACGCCCTGCGGTTTCGTAGATCGCTCCGCCGGCGGAAGCGTTGATGATACGCGCTAAAGATACGAAGCCTCGCTTATTAGGCTTAGAAGGACTTGTAGAATACTTAATCCCACGCTTGGCTTCTGCTTGATCATATTTAGGGAATACACGATATTTAACCGTATTCTCTGATGATGTGGCTGAAGTCCAACCAGATAGCATTGCAGTATTTGATGGCATATAACCACGAGCTGTATTAGTGATCGGCTTTAGCGCAGCCGCCATCTGCTTAGTTGTCGCCTTGGCTAAATCAGGTTCAAACTCTCGAAGGGCTTTGCGAAGTTTATCAGCGCCTTTTAACTCGACTGGCATCGCTCTGCTCCTTTGCTCTGTCCTTCAGGGCTTGAAGTAAAGTCCTGAACATTGT